GATAAGGGGCCGGAGGTGCTAGGTGAGGGGGAGTGTGAAGTGCTGACATTAATCAAAACTTGAGTTATGGTTACAACCGAATTACTACAAATAGAGGAAATACTAGAAGCGCAGGCTCCAGAAGAGGCGATGCACAAATATTTCATTTGGGCTTTTAAGGTACCTGAGAATAAATGTTTAAGTCCGTTTGTGTTGACCGCAACTAAAAGGGCTCCGCTTCCCAAAAAGTACTGTTGGCTATTATTCGAAGCGATGTGCAAACCCACAACAGATGAGATATGCATACAAGATAGGTTGATACCTCAAGTAGGCGATATATGTGGTACAAATGAAGGGCTCAGAGTTAAAATAGTTTCGATACAATAAAATTATAAGGTTATGGCATGGTATGACCGTTTTAGGAGAAAGAATATTTCGGGTGTCGACACAGCAGCAGAGGCGGCAATGGAGGTGCAACAAGAGCAAAAAAACAAGGAGCTGGTGGTGGTGCCTGCTGAAGGTGGGGTGGCTATAGATAAAAAGCGTGCGTTGCCCAAGGCCTCGTTTATGGCCGGCGGGGTGTACCGGAACAGTCCGACGGTGTATGCTGTGTTTGATGGGGAGAAGACCCTGGGCGGGATGGGCCCGATCAAAGAATATACGATGGACTACTATGCGCTGCGGGCGCGTAGCTGGCAGTTGTACCGCGAGAGTGAGCCCTGCTTTATCATCATCAACAAGTACATCATGTGGGTGATAGGTACCGAGCTGAGCCTGCAGAGCGAACCCCAAACAGAGGTGCTGAAGGATGAGGGCATCAACATAAACTCGGAAGAATTTAATGAGAAGGCCGAGAGCAAGTGGAAGGTATATAGCGCCAGCAAGAAATCAGACTATAGCGGGCAGCGCAGCCTGCATGCGCATGCCGGTACGTGCCTGCGCGACATACTGCTGGGCGGCGATACGCTGGTAGTACTGCGCGTGGAAGGCAACTGGGTGAAAACAGAGCTGATCAACGGCGCGTTGGTATGTGATCCGCCAGATGCATCGGTAAAACAAAATGACGGCCTGGTACAAGGCGCGGATACCAGTGGCTACGATCTGTACCTGCCCAATGGTAACAGGGTGCGCAGGGGCGTGGAAATAGACGCCAAAGGCAGCCATGTGGCCTACCATGTGCGCACGGCGAGTTATAAGTGGGAACGAATACCAGCGTATGGTGCCCGATCGGGGATGCGCATGGCGTATATGACCTACAGAGATAACCCGGAGGTGGGTGCGACCCGCTGCGACCCACTGATATCTGTGGTGATGCAAACCGCGAAGAAGCTGGAGCGCTACGGCAGCGCGGCCCTGGGTGGTGCCGAAGAGCGGCAGAAGATAGCTTACTTCTTTGAGCATGGGGTGAAAAGCAACCAAGAGAACCCGATGGGCGCGACAAGGACTGCGCTGGCCAGCGCGGGATTTAGCGACGAGCTGAATGATATTCCTGTGGATGCTGATGCTAACGAGGTGGCCAGCGAGGTAGCAGTCAGCACGGAGAAGCAAGTGTTTAACCTGCCGAACGATGTGACGATAAAGGCAATGGAAAGTAAGCAGGAGCTGGAATTTGCAGAGTTCTCTACCTTCCACTTCAACCTGATATGCGCAGCGGTAGGGATACCACCGGACGTGGCCATGGGGCAGTATAACGATAGCTTTAGCGCCAGCCGTATGGCCGGGAAGGACTGGGAACATACCTTCATGAAGAAGCGTGGAGAATTTACCGAGCAGTTCCTGAAGCCTATATACGAGCTGCAGATGTATGTGTGGATACTGAATGGGAAGATAATGGCGCCGGGATACCTGGAAGCGCTGGGGCAGAAAAACTACATGGCTACGGAAGCCTACATGTATGCCAGCTGGGATGGCGATAAGTTCCCGGACATAGATCCGCTGAAGACAGCGAAGTACCTGCGGGAAATGCTAGGGCCAGAGTTTGATGGCTACCCGCTGATGAGCATGGAAGCTGCTGCGAAGGAAGGGGGGCAGGGTGATATTATCCCAATCTTCAGGCAGATACAGCGTGAGAAGAAGACCGCAAAAGAATGTGGGATAGAACCAGCGCCAATGCTGAAGCCGGGAGTTACCGGGCAGGAGACAGGAGGTAACAAGGATAAAGGTGAGCCGGATAAGACAGATGACATCGAGGAAGAGACTGAAAAAGAATAGTAAGAGGGCTACCTACGGGTAGCCTTTTTGTTGGTTAATCAGTTGTTATTATACACACACTGTTTATAATTTGTTTTCGATGTTACTATGTAATAGTCATATCTTTGTAACGATACAAAACAATAAAGCCCCACTGCGAATGGAGCTTTATCAAATGAAATGATGGATTAAAAATTTCGTACTGCAAAGGTAACATTACTTTCGGGCTTTGCAACTTTTAGTGACATCTTTGTTTTGATAATTCGTTCTTTGGGGCCTGTTTTGATTTTTTAACTGCCTAAAAAAATCTAAAATGGCAACAGTAAAAAACATTAATGGTACTTCTTCGTACTCATGTAAATGTGGTTCATGGTTAAACCACTGGGAAAGATATAGCCGCCAGCCAAAGCCAAGGTATTGCAGCGAAAGATCATGCACTAACACGGATCTGGTAGGGGCTCACGTTCAAAGAGACAATCTATTTGATAACAACTGGTATATAGTACCCTTATGCAATGGGCATAACCAAGCCACTGGGAAGCTGGAGATATCTGATGCTGTTTCCTTTGTCCCTGCAAATAGAGGCAATACCTGTGGCTACTAGTTGAAGTTCGTGACATTTACTGACCGCTTGGATGTTCTATCCAGGCGGTTTTTTATTTCATCGATTTTAGCCACGTTCCAATTTTTTAGCTGTTGTAGCACTTCTTCTTCAGATACACTTCCAGAGGCCCAGGCGCATATCATTTCGAGAATATCATCTTTGCCACCAAGTAAGGCAATGGCGTTATAAATTTGCTTCAATATCTCGTTCCGAGTTGATGGCTGCTGATCTTTCATGTTAGGTTATAATGTAAATTTTGCACCATAACCCGCCGTAAAATGTTAAATTCCTTGAATGATATGACAACGATAAGGAGGATAAAGGTGTGCGGAGGAGAGTGATAATACCGAGGAAGAGACTGAGAGCGAATAATTAGAGGGCTACCTACGGGTAGCCTTTTTATTTCGGCATATTGTTTGCCATAAGTATGTGATACTGATATATTTGCTACGATGCGGAAAAAACCAAAATGGGCATGGGACAGGAGTGATTACATGCTCCAGGATATAAAGGTGCGCCTGATCGTGGGTGTGGTAGTGGTGGTGATCATTGCTGTATTGAAACTACTGGGCGTTATTGGTATCTGAGAGAAGATCATGCAAGCAATAGGGGATTTACCTGATATACAGGTGCTTTTGCTGCTAAAAAGTTGGAAAATGTGGAAAAGTGTTTAGTTTTGTGCCGGTCTATGGCGCCATATGCGGGGCATCGTTTCCGTGAGCATGGCAAAAAAATTACCTCAATTGTTTAGCAGCGATTGGGGTTTTTTCATGCCCTCAAAATACCTCAAATGCTTTAACAGCCTGCATTTTGCACCACTTTTTTATATTGTCATAATTAGTTATTTGGTTGACTGGCTTGTATTACAAAAGTTATCCACATGGCTGTTAATTCTTCTTTTTCAAGCCGCAACTATTATTGGATAAATTTGCTGAAATGATTATGCCCCTCGACCAAAAGGGGCATAATTAGAAAGAAAAAGTATTGGGGTGGAAAACTCAATGCGAAGGTATTAATCCCTTCTATTCCCTCCTCGATACTTTTTCCACACGACGTTAATTAAGATGTTGGCATTCAGCCAATGGGTATCGCTGCATCCCTATAATCGCAGAAAATAACGCATATGGACGCCATAAACCAATGTCCTAGCTGCGGTAGTTGCTACCGCTACATACCCCGTGCCTGGCGCAGGGGTAAAAACGGGGAAAAGGTATATCCGATTCCTCCCAAACGGGCTGTCGCAGTCAGAATTTGTGATTGCCCAAGGCAGGATTAAATCCTGCAACTCTGTGGGGAGCCTGCTAACTCCCTGCTAGCGGATGCGCTGACTGACACTCAGCGCTCCGCTTTTTTATTTTAACACAAAGTTCAGGCCAAGTTCGTTAACTTTAAGATAACGAGTTATCAGTAATATCTATGTGCTATCATACTAAGTCGCCAACGCAGGCGGAGCAGAGGGCTTTTGTGGGAAATGGAGTGACGGTGGTGCCGTTTCCGGAGTTGGAGTTTGCGAATGGGTTTAACGGGCCTGAGCTGCCGGTGATGCTGAATACGGAGCGGGATAAGGTGCAGCCGTGGCGGTGGAACTTTACCATACCGGGTGGTGTGCTGGACCCGAGGATGACTACGCTGAACTGTAAGAGCGAGACGATGTTTGAAAGCAGGCTGTTTGGCGAGAGTGCGCGCGAGCGGCGGTGCCTGGTGTTCCTGAAGGGGTTTTATGAATGGACTCCGGTGGAGGGATCAAAGGTGAAGGTGCCACCTAAGAAGCCTTACTACATCTATCATCCGCATGGGGACTTAATAGTGGCGGCGGGTATATGGAAGGATTGGGGTTTGTATGATGGCCAGCCTTACCGGTGCCTGAGCCTGGCGACGACTGATGCAAATGAGTTTATGCAGCAAGTGAGGCCTAAAGATGCGCAGCGGCAGTTGTTTATGCTGGAGCGCAGTGAATGGGATGCGTGGCTGGACCCGAGTGCGACTGTGGAGGAGCTGAAGCGCTTTATACATGTAAGCCAGGTGCCGCTGGAGAAAACGCTGTTGCCTGTGAGTCCGCTGGCAAAGAAGAAGCCGGAGGCACCAGCCGAGCCGAGAAACCTGTTTTAGGCTTCAACCGCTATTAGCTTATCTGATATTTTCTCTTCTATTTCTTCGTAGTTGGTGGCCATGAGTGATTGACGGATGTGAAACCGCAGTGTGTCGGGGTGATGGTGCATGCCGAACGTATGCGTATTCTCGGGTGTGCGCACTGTGATGCTGTACCAGATTTCGCCGTGGGTGAGCTGCGGCACGGCAGTGATGCGATGATCGGTACCGTCGTAATTGATAGTGAATGTAGCGGTTTGCAATGCTGTTTCCATAATGCAAATATAAGATATATTGCATTTGTAGCCTTTCTAATTGAAGCCGTATATTGAATGTCGCTCGTTGTTAGCGATAGTAACATGCCTCTACCAGCTAAAACTTATATAGATGTGACTTATACCGACCCGGTACATGGGGTTGTTCATGTGGAGGTGCATTGCCCTCCCGGTGGTGGTGGGGCGGGTCTGCAAGTGGTTGTTAATGATTACTATCATGGGTCCGTAGTGCGGTATTGTGATGGTTGGAAGGCTTTTGTTGAGTTGGGTATATTGAACCAGGATGATGTTGATGCTATATTGGATTTGGCTGAGCAGGCTGAGCGAGATGAGGGGTAGGAGTTACAGCTATTCTTTTACGGGAATTTCATATGGATTTTCCACATACCCCTTTTCTAATAAGGCATCCACGTCCAAATGTTTGGCATCTTTCCGCTCCTCATAACTCAGATTGATGTAGCGACTTATGCTGTCTTCATGGATATACTCATGGTAGTTGAGCGTATCAGCGGTACTTATCAGGCTTGCTTTATAGGCCTCGATAGCTCTATTCCATACTTCGGCAGGCGAAAATGGAATAGTTTCATCCGGTGTGGGGATGCGGTTTTCGTTGATATCCAGCAGTTGCTCATACTTATTCATGAGTACTACACCTCCCTTAACATACTTCGGAATCCACTCCACGGCATTGTCAACTTTGACCTTACACCAAAAGTATCCTTCTTTTTGTTCTATAGCATTTACTTTAAGCAAGCCATCATCTGTTTACGATAGGTGCCGATGTTCTGGTTATAGTTGCGGAGATAAAGGTAGGATTTTGTAGAGAAGTCGATAGTAGTCGTGGGACCTATGGATGCGCCTTTTTTCACCACAACATTGTTGCAGTGGTCTGTCTCTTCCAGATGCTCTTCCGGAATTGAGTCGGCGTAACGCTTTATGGGGATGACCTGCCAGCCCATGAAGCGGACGATGCTTATCTTTTTCATTTTCTGTGGTTTGATGTTAGCTTTTAATTTCCCATCCATCTTTGCGCCAGTTGTTCTGGCTTTCATCCCAGAATATCGGGGTGTGATCTACGCCATCCTCCGCTATAATGCGAGGTCCCTTCATCTGGTAGAACTCATCTGAGCTGAAGTAACGGTGGGTTACTTTCTTGCCATCTTGCATGGCCTGGTAAGCTTCTTCTCTGGTCATAACGGTCTCTTTTTTTGTGGACGATCAAACTGCCTGATGTGCTCCGGTTGTGACTTAACGTAATCCAATATCACGCGTAGCAGCTCTGATCCAATGAGCTTTTTTAGGGGCACTCCGTAATAACGAGATATACTCGCTATGTCATCGTGGTATTCAGTAGGAATATCGGTGATGCGCACTTCTACGCGATTGCCCATATGGATTGGATTAGCTACCGCAAAGTAAATATAAGGGAAGGGAAATTTTTCCATTTTAGTGGAAAAATTTCCCACATGGTTATGCACATAAGTAATATTACATCCTATTCAAGCATAACGTATAACAGGGATTATGAAAAGACTATTGTTTGTTTTTCTGAGCGTGCTCTGCTTTGCAGCACCTTCTGTACACGGGCAGACCTCTGTGCCTTCTCCGAATGTATTGGCTGCGCCGTATACGATCTACGGGCAGATGCTGAACCTCAGCAATACGCACCCTGGACAAAGAAATGATACGCTTACAAGTACCGGCTACCTGAGTACGGCATACTTCAGCAATTCGACCAACCTGCCTGTTAAATATCCTGCTTTTGGAAGCGGGCCATTTTCGTTGCAGGTAGCAGGTCTGAAGGCGAGCACGGTGAGCACTACTACAGCGACAATTCAGGTGACGCCTGAAGGCAGCTTTGATGGTGTGACGTGGGCCAGTATACCCGGTGTGACTACAGCTACCCTAAGCTGTACGAGTCGCACAGTAGCCGTTACAAGCGCATGGAGCTGGAGCGAGAATTACTTTAACTACTACCGTGTGAAAGGTGTAGTGGGTGCAGATACGATAAGCCTGAAGGCATACTGGGGGCTGAACAAGAAGTTTGTTTATAACGACCGATAATATCCCGACCCGTTAAGGGTCATTCTCTTTGATATGGACCTGAAAGTAGCACTCAGCATATACCGGCAGCACTGGCTCATGGAGCCTAATGCTGCGATGGCGTTGCTGGACTTTTGGGAGAAGGCTAAGGCCGGACTGATAAAGTGGGATTATGCTGCTGGTAAACAGCAGACTATCATGGGCGGCGGCGCCACCATGATGGAAGAGGAAGAAGGAGAGGCAACAGCGCCGACCCTGAACATTTTTTCGAAGCTCTTTGCAAGTGATAAAGTGGTGATGTGCCCGGAGAACTACCGGCAGATGGCCGACTTCCAAGGGTTTGATGGTGCTGAGATCGTGATGATACCCATCAGCGGGCCCTTGATGAAAGCGGATTTCTGTGGATGGTTTGGTACCGGGACGCTGCGCCAGATGGTGGACCTTGCCAATAACACGGCCAGTGTACACACGATAGTAGGCCTGCTAGATACGCCAGGTGGCACTGTAGATGGTACCGAGGCATTTGCCCAGGCGATAAAGGGAAGCGACAAACGCACCATAGGCTGTATAGACAACCTCTGTTGCAGTGCAGGCTACTGGATAGGTTCATCGTTTGATGAGCTGGTAGCTACTTCTAAGACCGACGTGATAGGCTCAATAGGTACCATGTGCTCATTTGCCGATTACAGTGGCTACTATGAGATGAATGGTATTGTGCAGCGTGAATTCTATGCTACGGCATCGAAGGACAAAAACAAGTCTTTCAACGATGCAAGGAAGGGCAACGGAGATGCACTGGTGAAGGAGATGCTGGACCCACTGAACGATGTTTTCCTGAACACAGTAAAAGAGAACAGGGGCAGCAAGCTAAGCAAGAAAGAGAATGTGCTAACGGGCAAAACCTATACAGCCTCCCAGGCACAGCAACACGGCCTGATAGATGGTGTAAGCAGCTTTAACGGTGTGATAAAAAACGCTGTTGAGCAGAAGGGTAAGAAAGGTACCACATCGCTGATGTCGACTTACGTGCCTACAACACCTGCCGCAAACGAAAATATTAATACTTCAAAAAACGATACTATGGAAGGTATTACACTCGAGGAGCTGAAAGCACAGCATCCGGACATATATAAGGCAGCAGAAACTGCAGGTGTAGAGAAGGAAAGGGCGCGTGTAAAAGCATGGCAGCCATGGAGCTCAGCAGATCCTGAATATGTGCAAAAGGCCATAGAAGAGGGCAAAGAGTTTAACGCTACCGAAATGGCCGACCTGAGCAAAAAGGCACTGGCAAAGTCGAAGCTTGCCGACGTAGAGAATGATAGCGCTAGCTCTATGGAGCTGGAAGAAGCGACAACAGAAGCTGAAGAGAAGACCGACGAACAGAAGAGCCTGGAAGCAAACATGAAGGCTATGATGGAGCGTAACGGCCTGAAAGCATAAGCCGCGGGCGAGTACCGGTAAACAATAGTATTAACAACTAAAAATACGATCATGCAACCGCTGATTACCAACTACGACAATTCGCAGATATTCCTCGGTGATAACTTCTTCACCGATGCTGACTATACCAACAACACAGGCAGCACTGTGAACCTGAGTAAGGGCAGGCTGATGGGCCGCACGCTGGCAACCAACCAGATCCTTGAGCAGGTGAGCGCCGCGACAGACGGCAGCGAATTCCCTATGGGCATTCTTGCTGAAGATATTTCGGTAGCAGCTGGTGATACGGTCACTACTACCATCTGCACCGGTGGTGATGTAAACGCTGAGAAGTTGATACAAAACGGCGCTGAAACGCTGGCCACTATCGTCCGCACAGCGAGCACAGGCGGTGGTACCGTGGGTGACCTGATCAGGCGTAATACGACGATCAACCTCATTGCCAGCAGGCAGTTGAGCGCGTACGACAACCAATAGTGACCTGCCAGAACTCATATAAAGACACACAAAACAAAAACAATTAAAATATTAGCTATGTCAGGTACTTCAATACCAGTTTCGCAGGCTAGTCCGCTGCTTACAGCCCAGGTTGTCGCGAGGTTCTCGGACAATCAGGAGATACAGGTAAATACCTTCCTGCAGTCGTTCTTCAAGGACAACCTTACGAAGGTCCGTTATCCTATCGTAGAGATAGAGCGCGGTACTGAAAAGGTAGCCATTGACGTGATCCATGGTCACCAGGGTAACCGCAACGAGACCACTAAGTTTACACAAAAGGCCTGGGACCCGTATTACTACAACGAATACTTCGATGCAACTACGCTGCAGGCCTACTTCAGGGTATTCGGTAGCAAAGCCTTTGCGGAGAACGACCTTGACGACCTGGCAACCTCCATTGACAAGGAGAACAAGAAGGTGCGTGACATGATCGAGCGTTCGAAGAACATCATGTGTGCGAGCATCCTGAAAACCGGCACATCGAAATCACTCCGTAACGGTGATATCCTTGACTTCAAGCGCAAGGCTGATAGCATGGTGGACCTTACCGCAGGATACTACTGGGATCAAGCAGGCGTAAATCCTATTACGACATTTACCACTGGCCAGGCGTTCCTGCGCACGGAAGGTAAGTATGGCGGCGATTACATCGATGTGATCTTTGGTAAGAAGGCGTTTGCAGCGATCATGGCCAATACGGAAATGAAGGAGCGCTGGAAGCTGGTGACCGTGAAGCGTGATAACATCTTCCAATCTCAGAAGAAGGCTACCGGTGCATCGTACCATGGTGACCTTGACTGTGATACCTGCATAGTGCGTATGTGGACATACGATGACTACTATGAGGACCCAACAACAGGCGAACTGGTGCAATACCTGGACGATACGCAAATCTATATGCTCGGTGGCGAGAACATAGGTGAGATGATACATGCAGCGTGCCCACAGATAGCGATACCACCGCAAACAAGCTCGCTGGTGACAGGCAAGTACATACTGAGCAACTACGCTAACCCTGAGAAGAAATATCACAGGTTCTACACGGAAAGCTCTCCACTGGCTGCGCCTATAAAGATAGACCGCATGTATACTGCGAAAGTGGTAGGCAGCTAAGCAAAAAGCATAACAGCAATAAATTAAAACCCGCCCTGACCGGGCGGGTTTTTTGGTTCAATCAGATCATTAATCATTCAATCATATCCAGATGAAACATTTTGTAGTTGAAGCTGATAGCCTGATAGGCAAGCACAACAAGCGTTACCGCAAAGGTGACCTGATAAGTGAAGACCATGTGCATGCGGCGCATGTGGATAGCCTGGTGACCGATAAGATACTGCGCGAGGCTACGCCAGAGGAGATGGCTGCAGCTGGAGTAGCAGAGGCTGACTCGGTGGTGGTAACTCCTACGAAGCCATCGAAACCAAATGGTAAGGACAAGCCTGCAAAACCAGCTACTCCCCCGGTAGCATAATACACTTTCCCGCTTTTTTTTCATCAAAATATACAGTATGAAATACTATATCATTATTGCGCTATCATGCGCATGCGTGCCGCAAAAGGCATACCTCAGCAGCGGAGATATAAAGCCAGAAGGCTGGTTCAGGCCTGAGCAGATTAAAGACCTGGTATCCCGGAGGTTCATGCGCGAAGCTACCGACGAGGAGATAGCAGACTATAAGGCTAAGAACGCTGTGGAAATGCCTGTGGTGGAAGAGCCCGACACATTTGTGGCCCCTGTGATAGCCGACACTGACTCGGACGAGATGAAGGCTGCGAAGACGGTGGTGATAGAATGCCATAATAACCTGGTGGCCGCAAAGGAGAAAGCTGCATCGCTGGCGAAGAACGCCGGCAAGGTAAAGAAAGAAGAAGCCGCTAACAGGGTAACCACCTGTGAAGATGAGCTGAAGGCCGCTATTGCTGCCCTGGATGCCGTACGTTAATAACCCCATGTAGCCGATATGAGCTTATTTGATGATGCCCGCAGTGATGCGCTTGATATGCTTGCTGATATGGACCCTGTGGAGCTGAAGACTCCAGACGGGGATGTAGCAGTGACGGTACCAGCGATGGGTGTGAGGCATCATATGAAAATGGCAGATAGCGGCAACATAACCAATAGCTTGGTGGCGCGGATAACAGTGCATGAGGATGCTCTGCTGGCTGCGGGGTATACGGTAAGGAATACAAAAGGAGAGGTGGCGCTGGTGAACCATAAGGTGACCTGGACGGATAATAGAAATGTGACGGCCACATACATAGTGCGTGAACAATGGCCCAACGATGAGCTGGGCGTGATACTGCTGATACTGGGTACCTACAATTAGTGTATGGCGAAGCTGAAGAAGATAATTGCCGCTAACAACTTTGAACTGGTGCGTGACCGCATCGGTGAGGTGTTGATGGTGGAGCTCAGCAACCAGAATATACTAGATCCTGCGTTCCAGGTGCCGGCCGTGTTTATAGAGCGGTTCATACCGCTGGACCAGACGGAGGTGCCCGCGATAAATGTGCAGCTGAGTAATGGCGCCTATGAGGACATAACCCGTAAAAAGGATGATGGCATCTACATCTACTACATAGATGTATATACCGTAGGAAATAGCGGATCGACAGATACAGAAGAAGTAGCAGAGGGCGATGAGGCCGCTATGATAGCCCTGCGAAAAACGAACGACGGAAGGGGAGATACGAGATCGGCGAGGCTGCTGCACAGACTGATGGGTATGATACGGACGATACTGCGCAACCCAGAGTATAGTACGCTGGGATTTGACAGGCCTTCGGTAGAGTATACCACTGTACGTAAGTTCTGGATAACAGATAAGACAGAGGCCCCGGAGGCCCTAAGTGCTACAGTAGGGCGCATACACTTTGAAGTGAAGGTGCCCGAGTATGTGGAGCTGAAGACAGGAATACCCGTAGCTGGAGCGGGTACCATAGCGAGGCTGTATGATACAGATAAGGGGTACCAGTACAGCATTGTGGCGGGGGATGCGCTGTTTGAGGATGAGGATAGCGAGGAGGTAGACATTAACTATTTCATAGAAGAGTAAAGCCGGTATATGCCATTAAAGAAGTTCAGCCAGTTGCCTGATGCGCCCGGATTTGGCGCAGGGGATATACTGATAGGTATACGCGACAATGGCGACGGTACCTACAAGAACTATAAGTATAGCGCGGCGGAGGTGATAGCGCATGTCCTGGCAGTAACCAGAAAGGTAATAACTGCAGAGGCAGATAGTGATAGCCTGGTAGATGGGTGGCTGGCCGATAAGGTGGTGATGATGCTCATAACAGACAGGCAGACCTACATAGCCGGACAGGACTTTACCCAGGATGGTGATACGATCACTGGGATTACAATAACATTTTACACAGACCAGAAAATAATAGCATTTATATGAGGCGGATAGTAGCTGTACTGGCTTTATTGATATCGACCGTATGCCATGCGCAGACACCAAAGAAGGTGCCTGTGGGTGCGGTGCGGCCAATAGACACGACGGAGGTAGGAAGTAACCTCTCTGTTACGGGTGCGATCAAGGCTGCGCAGTACGCTTCGGCTGATACCAATGATGTATTTGGGGTGACAAATACCGGCGCTGTGGTGCTGCGAAAGAAGGGTAATGGCGGCGGAGGGGGTAATCAACAGCTGAGCCTCAGCAATGATACCCTCCGGATAAGTAACGGCAACAGTGTGGTGCTGCCCTACATAAATAAGAACGATACTGATGATATTGTATGGGTGGATGACTTACCAGTGATACTGGCGCCTTATATGCTGAAGGCGGAGTTTATGGCTGCGCTAGATACGATACTGACGATCTCTGATGCGGGTGATGTGGTGGTAACACCGGCGCAGCTGGCTGCGGGGCTGACCGGGAAGGTAAATTACAGCGATACGCCTGCCATCATTCCAACCTGGTATGATGTAGATACTGCAAAGAAGCGTATAGTACTATCGATACCGACGAATAATAACCAGATATCGAACGGTGCTGGGTACATTACTAGTGCTGCGATCGCTGGCAAAGTGAATTATAGTGACACGCCTACCGTCATTCCAACGTGGTACGACGTAGATACTGCAAAGAAGCGTATAGTAACCCAAATACCGACTAATAACAGCCAGCTCACGAACGGTGCGGGGTATATTACAAGTGCTGCGATCGTCGCCAAGGTGAATTACAGCGATACGCCTACGGTCATTCCGACATGGTATGATATAGATACTGCGAAGAAACGCATCGTAACCCAAATACCAACCAATAATAACCAGTTATCGAACGGTGCAGGCTACATTACAAGCGCTGCGATCGCTGGCAAAGTGAATTACAGCGATACGCCTACGATCATTCCAACATGGTATGATGTAGACACTGCGAAAAAGAACATAAGAGCAACGTATTACCCTGCAAGTAACCCAAATGGGTATATAACATCTGCAGCTATAAGCGGGAAAATTAACTACACCGATACGCCAACTATCATGCCGACCTGGTATGATGTGGATACAGCAAAGAAGCGTATTGTAGCACAGATACCCACCAACAACAACCAACTGGCCAATGGGTCGGGGTACATAACTGCATCTACTTTTCCTGCCGTGGGCACTGCTGGCGTTTACAACCAAGTGCAGACCGATGTAAATGGTCGCGTAACGTCAGGCAGCTTCACTGTTAACCCATTCAGAACGGGGTGCAGGGTCGGGACAACCGGCAATCTATCAGCAACCTATAATAACGGGACGGCTGGCGTAGGCGCAACCCTTACCAATAACAGCACTCAGGCAGCGTTAACGATAGATGGCGTAGCGTTATCTGTTGGCGATCCTGTAGCCGTGTGGAACCAAACCACAAAACTTCAAAACGGCATCTACACTGTTACTAACGTCGGCTCGGGTTCTACGAATTGGGTACTCACAAGGGCTACCAACTTTGACGGTAGTACCGCTGGCCCTATAAGTTTGGGTGCCACGGTAGACATAGCACAGGGTACAACTAATGCAGGTTTGCTGCTGATAATGAACGCTAACGGCCCTATAACAGTAGGGACAAACGATATTACATTCATAGGTAATAGCGCTAACGTAGGGGGCGCTGTGACAGGCGTACTCGGTGAGGCTAATGGTGGTACAGGGATAACATCGCTACCTACGGGGTACATCCCATTTGGTGGTACATCCACTTTCGCATCTAACTCTAATTTCAACTTTGATAATGTCAATACCCGTTTAGGTCTAGGACTTGCAACACCGAACGCAACACTTGACATAACCGGCACAACAGGCTCTACCGTATCGACTATGAACCTAGCCACATCTATGAGCGGTAATGGCTCGGCAGATATGGTTAAATGGTCGTTTACTGATAATAGCACCAGCACAGGCAAGTTATTCGCCGTATACGGTAGTACGACCGGCACAATAGAACGCTTCAGCGTGGACAGGAGCGGTAACGTAAGGGCAACACTTACGATGGCAGCGCCATCATACATACCCGTAAACGCCAATGGTGTATTGGGTATTCACAATGTTGCGGGCAGTATCGGTAACAACGTGGATGGCATAAGCCTGTTTATGGACAGGGCGGGAACGAATAAAACATCGTTTATCGCTACATCCGGCCAAACAAATGCTTTGGCGCTATACTCCACTTACAATCAGGCATCATCAACCGCCGCGAATACTGATCTTGCTATTATCCGCACAGAGACCTCCATAGGCTCAGGCGCGCAGAAGTTTATCGATTGCCAGGTAGGGGGTACGTCTAAGTGGAGCTTAGATAATACAGGCGCAATCGCGCAAAACACTACCCAATCCACTGTTAACGGCAGCACCTCGGGTACAGCAGTATTCAGCCAGCCATTTAAAGGGTCATCATACAAGAAGGTGGTGGTATACCTGAACGCGCTCAACGGCACAGCATCTTACACATACCCTACGGCATTTACCAATACGCCTGTGGTTCTGAGCACGAGCGGCCTTGCTACCAGCATAGCTACATCGGTATCAACGTCGGCGGTAACAGTGACAGGAACGACAACAACAGGATTTATAATTCTAGAAGGTTATTAATATGAAACGACTCATTCTCTTAGTGGCATTAGCCATATCAACATTTGGTGCAAAGGCACAAATTGACACAGCCGCCATGTATGCGGCACAGGTGGACACTATGACCGTTGAGTTTACCGCCCCAATAGGAACGGTGTGCTATGCGGCATACTATGTAAATGACCCCGCTATAATCTTGCAGGTAGCACTTGCTACTAGCGGTGCAAACTTCACCGATTCGCTACTGAGCGATGATAGCGCAACGGCAACATTAGGCGTTAAGGGTAGTACTATAATAAAGTGTTTCCGCGCACTGAAGCTGGCGCCAGAGGGATATGCAGCTGACGAGAATAAGAAGCTATTAACAGCCCTTATGCCTGCCATTATGAGTTCACCGGCACTTGCGTATGTAATAGGCAAGATGCGAGATACCAACGCTACTATGGTGCAGACCATAAAGCGCAATGGTGCAAACAAGGTCATTGATCTCCAAAAGATACTCGACTGATGAAGAAGTTTGGCGGGTTGATACTATTCCTTGTGGCGCTGATCCTGGCATCGGTGGTTTTGCCAGTTGGGTTCATAACAGGCGTGGTTATCCACTGCTTCAAAGGCGGCGTGAGTGATTACTGCAAGCGGTGCGCAATATCTATTGATATGACGGGTAACAGCTTTTGCGGGGAACTGTTCAACAAGGTGTTGGCGAAGCCTGCTGGGTATAAGTTCGGCGACCCGAAGGAAACGATAAGCTCCGCAATCGGTAAGAACGTAAAGGGCAACACACTTACCCGTACCGGCTCGGCTATCAACTTCGTACTCAGTACAATTCAACCTAACCACTCGGTTCAAGCAATAGATAATAACGTATAATCATTTTATAAAAATTAGTATGTCGGGCCAACAAAGAGAATACGCGCTAGATATTGCCAAGATCGTTGCAATAGTCGGGATGATTGCTACCGGTGTATACTGGGCGGGTAAGCTCGATCAGAAGGTCTCGGATATAAAAGACGACGTAGTGCAGATAAAGCAGGTTGTATTTCAGCCCAAGACAGTGCAGGCAACTCATTCAATAACTCGTAATCCATAAAATATGAACATAGTAAAACTACTCTCAGATTTGAATGGCGCACAGATAGTGTTTGCCATATATGCCCTGGTGCATGCAATATTCGTATTCAGTAAATGGAGCTGGATAAAGACAGCGTTAACTGAAGCTAATGGTAACCCATCGGCGCTGCGGCTCAGCGGGTTTATGGTGATCAATGCGATCATATTCTGCTTTGTCGGGCACTGTTGCCTTAGCTGGGCACTAGAGGCGAGCCACTTGCTTTATATGCTGGTATTTGCCGGCGCGCTGTATGGAATTATAAAAGCATCACAGGCCTTGGCGCTACGTGGCGTAAAGGATCCGGAGGCCGATAAAGCAGAACCTACTACATAATGCAGTACTGGCCTTTGGTCGTATGGTTTATTGTGGCCCTGGGGGCTACGTTACTAATAAAACGGATGGAACGGTGATGCCTTTTGCGTACATATTCTTGTTTGCTTCTTCTTGTTCGATCACCATGGTCTTTAAGTGGTGGCGAGGCGGGAGGCCTGAATAGCCTTTAAATGAAAATGGACGGTGATGCGTAGATATTCAATACTATTTATTCTGCTGGCAGTCGTGTGCTGCTCGTGCGGTATGTCTCGCAAGGCGTATGAGAGGCAGAGGGCAATTGACCTCAAATACCTCGACAGGCAGAACGATGAAATATTAGCATGCCTGCGCGGTGAATTGACGCCTGATGAAACAGGTGAACTATTGAAGGGCTGGCGCGAAGTGCGGCAGATGGAAATAGAACTACTAAAAATTAAACATAAATAATATGGAACAGGTAAAGGTACCACCACCGGATAACACCAGTAAGAAGATACTGTTCTGGGTGATCATAGGCCTATTGGCGATTGGGGTAATATCCAGCCTTATACAATGCTGGCCAAAACTGGATGCTAAAGAAGTGAAAGCCGTTGTGGATATGCGAGATGATACCATACGGTACTATAAAGGGAAGTACAATACCGAGGTGGCTGAAAAGGACCAGGTATATGCTGATCTGCAGGTGATGGAAGCAGCCTACCTGCATGATATGGACAGCTTGGCCAACCGGCTGAACCTGAGCAAAGATGATCGTAAGCATATTACCAGTGCAGCGAGTATAGGTACCGTAACTACAGGTATTGTGTCGGTGCCATTGGGGCCTGCCACTAAGGACACGGTGCACGATACGGTGTTGGTGTGTCGGGACTTTGCCGATACTACCCATCAATGGTATAGGATATGGGGTAAGGTATGCGATGATAGCCTGCATTTGAACTATGAGGTATTTGACAGCCTATCGCTTGTGAGTGGGGACTGGAATAAGAAATGGTTTCTGGGGAAGAGATTACGAACAACAAAGGCATTTAGCTATAATCCCAATGTGCATATTAAAGGCCTTACGTCGCTAGAGGTAAAGGAGGAGAAGCCCGGGAGGCTGGGGATTGGGCCGTTTGCGGGGTTGGCGCTCATGCCGGGGAATAACTGGCTGATGCCGGTAGTGGGTGTGAGTGTGCATTATTCATTGATAAGGTTATAAAACTATGGCAACAAGTATTGCATACCTGGAGCAGATGCTCCAAAATAAGAACATACAGGCCGCGGTGATGGCCATACGCAAATGTGAAGGAACGGCGATGCAGGATGGATACCGGTATCTATTTGGCAGCACTCCATCGAATGCTACGCGGTTCAACGACTTTTCTACGCATCCGAACATTAAGAAGCAGTATACGGATAAGGCGGGTAAGACGATCACTACATCTGCAGCTGGAGCTTACCAGATCACTCACCCGACTTATGAAGGGTTGTGTGATACATATGGCTTTAAGGACTTTACCCCACATACGCAGGATCTGATGGCGGTGGCGCTGTTTGATCAGGCTAATGTGCTGAAGGCCGTAGCTGAAGGCCGCTTTTTTGAGCCTAAGGTACTCGACGCACTGAACAATATATGGGCAAGCCTGCCGGGTGCTGGTTATAATCAACCAGAGCGCAGCCTGGTAATAGTAAAAGGATTTTATACCACGGCCGGCGGCGAGGTGGTATCATAGATTTTCTGGATCAGGTTTTCTGGGGCGGGTGTATTCTTACACCTGCTTTTTTTATTTGTTGAGTATTCGCAGCGTCTCTTCGAACCTTACATGGTCTCGGCCCCGGAAGTACCCCATGGTTATCTCGATCTTGCTGTGGCCAGCGTTGTCTCGGACGTGTACCGGTGCAAGCCCAGCATTGAGCAGCCTTGTTATGTACGTGTTCCTGGCCATGTGTATGCTTACTACCTGGTACAGGGGTTCTACGGAACGTTCTGCCGTTGGCCCTTGCATAGTAACTATCTCGCAAGCACGTGACAGCTCTTTATCTTCGAATATGCCTTTGAGCATATCGTTGAAAGCCTGTGATGCAGAATATTTGAACAGCTGTTTTTCGGGTGTATCGGCGAAGGGGAGGTATCGATCAATGATGATGCATGCACGATCGGACAACGGGATACTATTGGCCTTATCGGCCTTAACGCTGGCAGCGAAATCGATATACCGTACAATTCCGTCATGTTCTGATACATATGACTGGAGGTGTAATGGTTTGAGCTGTGATAGGTCGGAGTAACGCATGCCTGTTTCACAGCATAGCAGGAAGCCATCGAGCACCCGTTGATGCAACAGCTGCTTTTCTGTCTTTCCAAGTCGTGTTTTAGCCAGGTATATGTGGTGTGGTACCTTGCTGTTCCTATTCGCTTCCCAGTTGGCCAGAGCCTCCGCATGGTCAGCGATAAGGGTAGCAAAGGCTTCATCGGTGTTATTATACCATAGCGCAGTGAGCTCAGCATCGAGCAGCGGGAACTTAGGGGCCTTGATTGTTTTGAGCTTATATATCTTCCGATAATCAGCCTTAAGGTCTTTGACGCCAAGTGATTCTATAGACCAGTCGAGAATGGTACCTATGCGGCCCTGTTTCTTTACGATAACGGCGTTGAAGTTGGTTTCTTCTTCGATTAGGTATATTGAAAACTCTTTATAGAACTCAGCTCCAATGTCGGTAACGTAGTATGTTTTGCCTGTGTGTTTTTCGAACTCTTGCAGCTGCGTCTCCAGGGTAGCATATGCCTTGCGTGTAGGGACCTCGTGGGTGAGCTTGATAGACTCACGGAAAGCAGCGACGACGGATAGGAGGGTAGGGCCTTTGCCTTTGTTATTTTTTGCTTTTGACTTATAGACGCCATCGAGCTTGGACATGATGTAGTGCACGTCCGGTGCCTCTCCATTCAGGTTACAATCAGTGATATACGTATCGAAGGATGTACTCCAATTGCTCAGTTTCTTATTGATCTCGTCTCCCTTATCTTCTAGTGATACCACACGCTGCTTTTTCTTGTTCCAGTGTTTGTACTCGCCCTTGCCTGATTTGGTGCTGGGAATAGTATAGCCAGTGTACTTGGTTGGTTGCTCTGAACCGGATTGGAAGGCAGCGATGATCTGAGCGGTACCGTTGCTTAAGGGCTTAAGATAAAATCTGATTGTGGCCATTGGTATGGATTTAGGTATGGATTTGAACTCCCATTGAGGTTTACGACAAGTTACGGATTAGTTAGAAAAACAACAAAGCCGCTGATAATCAGCGGCTTTGTGTATGGATAAGTTACTGAATGGTTACTTATCGATTCATAAGAGTAGTTCCATCTGAACTACAAATAACGGCCACTGGAGCGGGTTTGAAGGGTATTGGTATGGATTATGGTATGGATTCGCTCATGCTTCTATTACTTGGC